GACTGGTCGGAAGGAGCCGGATCATAGTGGCCATGCGCTCACTGGTCAAGCGCGCGGGCCTGACAGGGTCAGGCAAATACCTGCGTAGAAGCAGTGCAACTTACGCCCAATTAGCGGGAATGGACGCCACTGGACACCTGGGTCATTTGACCCCGGGTATGAAACGGCACTACCTAGATCCCGTGATTCTGTCGGATCTGAAGCGGGCGGTTCCCAGCCTAGAACTGGTTGGTAACCCCTAGAACTTGGAGGGGGTCCAGTGCCAACTCAGCTTTCTTCTTGTCCCGTGCCCGCTTGGCGGCTTCGGACTGGACGATCTTGTAGAGCAGGTACATCTTGCGCTGCTCCTCGGGCATCGTCCGCAGGACATCCTCTGGCACTGTGACGTTTTCGTACGTGCGTACGCCCGGGGTGGACTCCAGCATCTTGTTGAGCATCTGCCTAGCCGCCTGCTGCTTGGTCCGCTCAACGTCAATGTCCTCAAGGGAGAAGCCCGTCATGGTGTTGAAGCCCACCTTGGGTAGACGTTGTGCCAATGGCATGCGGTCGTCCATCAGCTGACGGGTCAGGCCCAGCACTCGCGAGCCGCCAGGGGCGTTGGAGATGACCTGCTCTGCCACGCGGCCCAGCGGCCCAAGCCCGAACCCAGACAGGGGCTGCTCCAGCATGGAGTACAAGTCTGACATCTCGCGGCCAGAGTAGAACTGACGATTGGTCAGCATCTCCAGCGGACCCTTGATCAGCGGGTTGCTCTGACCAAGGACGTTGAGCAAGCTGCTCTTTGCGCTGCTGCCCAGCTTGTCCAGTAGGCTGTTGCCCGTGCCGGGAGTGATGAGGTTGACCGGGGCCGAGTAGAAGAAGTCGATGTTCGACAGCGAGCGTCGAAGCGGCGAGTCGGCTGGCAGGCCCAAGAGCGGAAACTCATTAGGCAGCGGGATGCTCGCCTTCTTGCGCATGTGTTCCGGCGTGAAGTTCTGTTCCGTAGCTTGCCCGCCGCGGTTCAACGCACGCATCGACATGCCCGTCAGGCCAGCAGGGTTGTTGACAAGCTCGTCTGCGATGAGCGGCGTAATGCCCTTGGTGTATGAATAGAAGGGAAACGCGCGCTTCATCACATCCCGCTCAAAGTCGGTGAATGCCTCGGGGCGGTAGTCCACCTGGGTCAGGTTGGCCAGCCTCGCCGCTTCGTTGGGGGCGTGGCCTTTGCGGATGAACGTCAGGTATGAGCCGTAACGATTGCCAGAGTCAGTGAACTGTGCCGCCCGATCACCAGCCTCCAAGATGGGGTTGGTGTTGCCGCTCGCCGTGGAGATTGAGAACGGATTCAGCCACTCCCTCCACGTAGCCCGCCTGCCGCGATCCACAAGGGACTCAGTGTCCGGTGCCGTGGCTCCAGGGTACATGCCGCGCAGAGAGGCGTTGCCTGCGCCAGACAGTAGCTCGTCGTTCGCCGTGGAGGTGCCCAGCCCTTCGGCACCTTGTTCAACCAGAAACTGCCGCAGCTTCGCTTCGTCGGTGGGGAGATCCTTGTAGCGTGGCAGGTCTTTGATCTTGCGAAGGAGATCCGAGTATTCGCCCCGGTTGATCTGCGTCCCAGTCCACCAGTCTGACGGGCTGTAGCCGCCCTTGGTGGCCGCAGAGAACGAGCCTGAGTAGGCATCACGCGAGTACCGCGAAGGCCAGAGAAGTGCCAGCGCCTTAAACCGCTTGGTGAAGTTGTCGTAGGATTGGGCGAGGTCAGATAGTTCTGGTGGAGTCTTGCCGCGCTCCAAGGTCTTGGCCCACTCATCGATGTACTTCTTGTTGAAGCTGACGTTGTCCAAGCTATCCACGCCCAGTGTCTTGCGCAACACCTCCGGTGCCGTATCGCCGGTCAACCCAAGAGCTTTAAGCGCATCGGCCGGTGCGTAGTTCACACCACCCGTCACAGCATTTGCTGGCGTGTTCTCTACTTGGCGCTTGAGGATCTTCAGCATCTCTTGGGCGTTGACTTCGTTGCGCCCTCGGCCGACAACGTAGCGAGCCAACTCGTTGAACGTGTTCTGGCCGAAGATAGGCAGGCCAGTCTCAGCGTGTTGCGGATCCATGCCGCGCACAAAGTCGGCCAGCTTGGTGTGCATGGTGTCGCGCCATGCTTCCCGCTGAGCCTCCGGGACTTGGGCAAGCACTTCTGCAAGCTGCTGCGCAAGCTCATCGTTGCCAGGACGCACCGTCTTGCCGTCAACGGAAACATATCGGGCCGTTTCCCCTGCCGCGGTCTGCCTCTGCATTTGCTCACGCAGCGCCCGCGCCTGCCTGCTGAGAGGATGATCGGCCGGTAGCTGTGGAGCCTCGTAGAGGTAGTTCCCCTCATCGTCCATGGCATCCATCCAGCCGTAGAGATCATGGCTTGGTCCGGACGCTCGGGACGGGACGATGTTTCCATCCACTCCCTCAATGAAGTCATCGGCCGGGGACCACTCGCCGCTCGCCGGATCGACATGCCAGTTGGTTGGATCGGACCTGCGAGGAGCGATGTTGTCTTGGAACCACCTCTCCAAGATGCCACGCACATCCTCGTTCTTGGCACCCCGCAGAGCCTGCTGTAGCTCAGCGTCCGTGGACATGCGATTGAGCGTGTCACTCTGCCCCATCACATCGTATGCTTCGTCGCGGCCACGGGCGAGGTTGTCATCGAACGTGACGGGCCTAGAGCCTTGGGAGTATTGCTTCTTCAGCCTCTCGGGAGGAACCGTGCCTTCTGGCCATTGCGGCATCTGAGGCTTGTCGAAGCCAAGCTGCTGGCGTGGGAACCAGTCCCCACCAGTGCGCGACTGGAACTCCTTCAGAGGAAGACCAAGTCGCTCGGCTTGGTTGACAGCCTCGGCGCGATAACCGCCAACGTAGTCCATCAACGTCTTAACGGCAGGGAGGTCTAGGTAATCTCTAAAGTTTTCGGGAGCATCGCCGCCTTCAAAGACGAGCCGCATGGCGTCGGACAGATCGGAGTCGTTCAGCGTGGAACCAGCCGCCCGAAGCTCTTTGTTGGCGTCGTACTGCAGGCCAGCCAAGTCCAGCCGGTCTGCTCGGCCGCGCTGTCTACGCGCCGCCATGATCGTCTGGGCATCCAGCTGCTTGTCCCGGTCCACAAAGCCAAGGACGTTAGGATCAAACGCAGCCTGCAGCCCACGGGCTACGCGCCCAGTGTAGGGGTTTGTCATTAACCCTTCGCCAAGAGCATCGCCTGTCTTCGCGGCCCAGTCGCCAACAGACTTGCCGTAGAAGTCGGTGGCATCGGTTGTGAACCCTGGAATGCTGACGCGGTTCATCCGGGCCAGCGGCTGGTCTAGTAATTCGTCTTTGCCACCAGCGGCCAAGAAGTCACGCATGGCAGCGTCACGCGCTGACCCCTGCGGAATGCTCTCCAAGAGCGAGCGCGCAGTCGCCTCGCGCATCGCTTCACGCTCGCCCTTGCCAAGCGTGTTACGGGCGTAAACTCCAAAGTCTTCCAGCAGGCCGGCTTTCTGCGCCACAGCACCGGCAGCAGTCTTCGCCCCCTTTCCAAGGAACTGATTGAGTCCAAGCGAGGCGTAGGTCAGAGGATCTAAAAAAACTTCAGATGCCAAGCCGCCTGCGAAATTCCCCCACGTATCGTCCTCGCCCACCATGCCGTACTGCCGCAGAAGTTCCCGGCCATCGACACGCTCGTCGGTGGTGTCCCAGAGAGCGGACAGTGCTTTCATCGGCCCGCCAGACAACCCGCCACGCACCATGGCGCCCGGGGTATCTAGAATCCACCCCAAGCCCGCCAGGCCAGACCCACCAGCGGTGGCGAGGTTGTGCAGGAGACTGGACTTCTCCTCCTCGGGCATGAGATCCGCAAGTTGCAGCTTGCGGGTGCCAAGCGGGGCAACGCCTAGAGGATCAAGCTCTTCGTCGCCGCCTGGAAAAATGCCTTGCTGCGCTTGTCTCGCAAGGTCGCCAAACGGATCATAGATGTCAAAGAGTGGTGAACGAGGCAACGCTACCTCCCAATGGGCGGCAGGCCGTTCATTGGCCCGGGGGCTGGCGGCGGGGAAGGCGGTCCAGAGCTAGGCTGAGCTGCTGGCCGAGCCCGAATGTGTGCCGTCGCAGCATCGCCCATGCCCGGGTGCTGAAGTTCGACCGCATCACGCACGGCTTTGACATCCGCCGCTTTGTACATGCCGTCCCAGCCCTTCGGGTACTTGGCGATTAAGGCATCCGCGCGAGCCACCGCCTTGTCTCGGGCCAGCTGGTCTGCTTGCGCTTGCATCAACGCATTGGTTCCACCCAGTCCGGCTGCACCCAAGTTGGTGCTGTTTAGAAACCGCAAGGCATTCTGCGCACCCATCGCATCAACGGTCAGCGGTGTGGTGTTGTCCATGTCCGGCCGCAGCGCGTTGGCCATCACCGCCCGTTGCCAGTCGTTGGTGTTTGGATCGTTCAGCGCGTTGTAAGCGTTGACTGCATTCTTGGCTGGGTTGCGACCAGCCAGCATCATCTGCGAACGCCACGCGGCCTCGCGCTTGTCGGCAGCTGCTTGCCGTGCGCCTTCGTTCGCTGCTCTCGCGGCAACGCGATCTCGCTGGCCACCAGCTGTGAGGTCGCCGTAGTCGCCAGGGTTTGCAGCCATCAGCGCAGCCGGTGACACCCCTTGGATCTCGGCATCGCGGTACAACTGCCGCTCTTTCATGTACGCAGCCTGCTTGGCTTTGGCTTCGTTGGACTGCACGTACACCGAGTTGTTTTCGGACAGCGGCCCAGACATGTTTGCTACGCGGAAGCGCGGGATGGCGTTGCCTTGCCCATCAACCATGGGCGTGCCATCCGCCTTCAGCATCTGGGCTTCTAGGTCTTCGCGCCGCCCGCCGCGCCCGGGAGTTCCCGGCAAGCCATCGACCTCGCCGCCTGGTCCCAAGCGGTAGGACACCGTGCCGTCTTGATTCATGACGGGCACATACCCGCGCGCCATCATGGCCTTGTCGCGACCGGATGGGTTGTACCACCCCGGTCCATTGGGGGTGCGGACGTTGTAAGCCGCAGCCTCGCGCTCATTCATAAGCTGCTGCGGACCCTCGGCCTTTGAGCCATCGGGCATGTTGACCCCAGGCTCCGTGTATGGGTTGTAGCCCATCTCACGCAGCTGCTGGGCAGTCAGAGGAACTTGGTCTGGATCCATTGGCGGCGGTGCCATGTCGGACCTAGACGGGGCACCAGTGGCCTCGTTGTAGTTATCCTCAAAGATCCCTTGGCGACGTTCCGTGTCACGCAACGTGACAACACGCTGCCGCAGGGCTTCGTTACCCTCGGTGGTATTGTCTTGGTCGAACATCGCGCGAGGTCGCCCGCCGCTGCGGTTCAGTTCACCGTCCACAATCTTGGCCGCTTCCGCGGGGGTCATGCCCGCATCGACCAGACGCTTGATCATCTCGTCTCGCGACACGTTGCCACGCACTATCCATCCGCGCGCGCTGCTGGCAGCAGGTGGTGTGGTGCGAACCGGCGGGTCTGGCGTGATCGGAGTGTCAGCTGCGAAGAGAGAGTCCAGCTGGCTGGGTTGCATATTAATGGCCATCGTCACTCCTAGCGTGTCTGGGCTGCGTTGCGCTGCTGATCACCAATGGCCTGAAGCCTGCGGACTTCTGCCATGATCTTTTGAGCCTGCGGGACTTCGCCGCCAGCCTTCTTGCGCATTTCGTTCAGCTGGGCGATGAGAGCCTGAGCTTGGACGAGCGGATCCTTGGAGCCTTGAGCCTGCTGCGGAGTCATGGCGTTACGGCTCTGATTGCTGAGAGCCAAAAGCCGGTTGATCTCAGACATCATCTGCGCGGCCTCGGGAACCTCGCCACCCGCCGCACGGCGCATCTGGTTCAGCTTGGCCATTAGTTCCTGAGCCTGCTCGCGCGGATCCGTGGACGCCGCAACGGCAGGGACGGGACGCGCTTCGTTGGCAAGCTCTGCCGTGCCGCCCGTATCGGTCAACGCACCATTGTCTTCAAACACTGGATCGACCGGCTTCTTGGCGGTCGGTGGCGGCGCGGCCGGTGGAGGGGGTGGCGCAGCCGGGGATGGCTGAGCTTGGACCGCAGGCGTCTTCGGCGCAGACCCTTGTGAAGTCAGGGCGAGGGCACCAGCGCCCAGCGCACCGGCCCCGGCGACCATGCCACCAATGGTTCCAACATCCTTCATAACTTCGCCACGCTCAGCAGACGCGGCCATTGCGGCACGCATCCTAGCGGCATTGTCATTAGCGTCCTTGATCGCAGCCTGCGCGGGCTTGGCGAACGGCTGGTTGCGAAGGTTGGCCGTCCGGCCGCGGAGCGTGTTGTCGAACGCTCCTGCGCTCTTGTGCATCTGATCGAAAAGCGGCGTGCCGAGATTCATGTCGGGGCCAGCGGGAGGCATCGCGCCATCTAGCCGTGCGGCAACACTTGGGTCCGTAAACGGCAGGACAGCGTCAGGGATGCCTTGCACGTTGCTAAAGTCGGGAGCAGCCTGCCGCGCTGCACGGGCAGCAATGGCAGGGTCAATAGTTACGTTCGCCGCAGCGCGGGCCGCACCGGGAGGAGGAAGGACTACGCCAGAGTTGCGCATCAGCGCGCGAATGCTATCTAAAACTTCATCTGCGTAATTAGCCACGCTTCTTCCCCTTCTTCGGAATGTCAGGCATCTCTTCCCCGTCCTTCGGCCCGTCGTCGTCTTCGACCATCGGGGTGTTGGGCTTGCCGTGCATCTCTTCGTCCAGATCGGCAAGGTCGTTCTTCGGCTGCTTGTCGGACTTCTCGCCCTTGCCCAGCTTGGCGATGATCTTCTTTTCCTCTTCGTCGCTAGCGGACAGCAGCTGCTTTACCAGTCGCTTCAGTCCGGCCTGCGTCAGATCGTCTAGGTCAAAGTCAATGCGTGCCATTACTGAAGCAAGCCTCCAAGGATCGAAGTCGCAAAGTTCATCGCAGAGTTCTGCCGCTGCTGTGCGGCCATCTGGTTGTTGTATTGCTGCTGCATCAGCAGAGACTGAATCGACTGTTGCTGCGAAGCGTCGGACTGCTGGTTCTGCATGGAGTAGGCGTTGTTGTAGTCCTGTGCCTTCTGCTTGGTGCCGTACGCCTCCGCGATGCCTTGGGCCATCTTCTGCGCACCCATCATGCCAGCGTTGCTCATCTGCCCTGCGCCGCGAGACATGCCGCCGCGGTCCATCTGCTTCATCGTCAGGCGCGGATCGCCCAGCGAGATCGCACTGGCGTAGTCGTTGTTGAAGTTGGCGTTAACCCGCTGCTGTGGGATCAATTGAATAGCCCTCGCAAGATGTTGCCAGCAGGCCCAAAGACGCCATCCATTCGCGACTGCATCAAGTTGTTTCGCTGCCCCTGCTCCGAGATGTCGTTCTGCAAGCCTTGCAGCGCATACCTCTGGGCAAACTCCTTACTCTGCTTGCCAAGCTCCGACTGGCGGCGGGCGGCGTCCATGTCGTTGCTGGCCTGCGCCCCTTGGAGGAGCGAGGCGAAAACGTCCTGGTGGCCTTGCGGATAGGTGGAGTAGGGTGATGGCACTGTTAGTAGTCGCCTCTACATGAAATTTCTGAACGTGGACTGACGACGCTGAACCCCGGCGTAAGGAGAGTTGGCAACCTCGGCAAGCGCCCGCTCTCTCTCGCGCTTGCTGCGCTCACGGGCCGCGTCCTCCATGGCCCACTCGTCCTGCTGGATCTGGGACTTGTTGCGGAACACGCCAATGCTGCCAATGGAGCGGTTGAACAGATCGTTCACCCCGGCCACGGACGAGTTGTACATGCCCTTGTTGTCCGACCAGCCAGAGTTCATATCCGTCTGGACGGTCCCGATTCGATTGGCCGAATCGGAATAACCACCAGCCAAGGCTTCCAAGAGCGAGCCGGTCGGGATCGCTTGGCCGGGGCGGTTGTTGTTTTCCTGCGACTCACGCGCGAAGTCATAGAACTGATTCATGCCGCCGGATGACGCGCCGAGATTCATCCGGTTAAAGTCCATCAGTGCGCCATAGGCATCGCTCACCATCGTACGTGGCATGTTGCGGGCGAGGGCTTGATCTGCATTGAGGGAGCCAACGTCAGCGTCATGCGTGCGCGCCAAGGCGTTTAGCTCAGCGCCGTTGTTGATGTCACCGCGCAAGCCTTCCAGCATGCTGTAGCCTTCGCCACCGCTAGCAGGAGAGCTACCAGTGGCATTGCCTGCCAGACCGGGAAGGGAAGCGGAGACATCGCGGCCGACCTGCATCGCAGCGCCAGACTTGCCCAGGCCAGCCAAGGCGTTGTACCGACCAATGCCAAGCTGGCTGACAGCGTTCTGGTTGCCGACATTCATGTCAGCCAGAGACTTCTGGTAGCCGTTCTGGTTCTGCGCCCACGCCTGCAGACCTTGGCCAGCCACGTTGCCGTAGTTCGCCATAGCTGCGGTGCCGAGATTCGACACTGCCGCCTGACGCGCAGCCTCGGCAGCGGAAGCAGCTTGGTTGTTGGCCTGGGCGTTGTTCCACGTATTGCCAAGAGCGTTGGCCACGCCGCCGATACCACCAGCCATGGCGGCATAGTTCTGGGCGTAGCTGTTTCCAAGGCTTGCAAGCCCTTGGTTGTACGTGCCATACCCCTTGTTGTAGGAGTCGTACATCCCGCCCAGCGTCTGGCCAAACTGGGTTGGTGCCCCAGCAACCTGACCACCAACAGCCGTGGCGTATTCCTTGGCGGTGTTCGCCCCCCACGGGGCCAGAAAGGTTCCATCAAATGCAGCCATGCGTGTCTCCTATTTGCTATTGCCCCGAATGGCTCGTTTCAGTGCCGACAGGGAAATAGCGGCCAAAACCAAGGCGTACCCAGCGGGTTGGAAAAACCACAAATCCCGCTTTTCGGCCTCTTCCTTGAGCCAGCCGATGATCTCAGGCAGGCGCGTCAGGCACTCCCATTCCCCCCAAGCGTCCATCTGTGCAGCCCGCGCGTTACAGCTGCAGGTGGGGGATGCCACAATTCCCGCGAGGCTCAGGAGCCTTTTGACTTCCGCCCCAGGCCCGGGTGGCGGTGGCGGTTCCTCCCCGGCTGCGTAAACGATTGGATCACCAATGGCTGCGGGCGTGTAGCCGGGGCAGGGGTCCGGTGTGATGGTCCCGGTGAAAGTTCCGCGGTTGTCTCCAGTATTTGAATCGTTCTGGCGCAGGTACAACAGGCCCGCCCCAGGCGACCCGGAGTAACTTGAGCCAACCAAGAAGGGGGTGCCTGTTAGGCCAATCCTGCCAATGAGAGCCATGTGGCAAATAGCAAACACCACGCTGTTCGAATTGGAGCAGTCAGCAGCAGGCACGCCATTGGGCGTGGCAGTCGAACCGGCTCCCGCCCACTCCACTGTCCCGGCAGCGCAGCGGTCGCAACTCGCCGTGGCCGAGATCGCCACGGCTGAACCCGCCGTAAGCGTCACGCCAGTGTTCAGCCACTCGTTTGTGGTGACATCGACGGTGAAGCTGGTGGTCGATGCAGGAAGACATCCAGATGACCCGCAGCACTTCTGTCCAGATGTGCAACAGGCGTAGGCCGAACCCGTGCCAGCGCAAAACGCGCCGGTCGTACACTTGTTCACACAGTTCCCGCTGGCATTATCGCATCTCTGCGACAGCGGACAGCACGTTCCGGCACAGCAGGAACGAGGAGCAGGGCAGGTGAGAACGCAGACACCCGTGGCGGTGTCGCATGCGTTGCAGTAGTAGCTTGGGCACCCGCCGTTAAAGACACCGCCCGAAGTCAGCGTGACACAATTGCATGTAGTGTAGGGGGCGTGCAGAATCTTACCTGCATTACTGCACTGGCACGCATCCGCAAGAGTGCATTGCGGGGAGACTGAAGGCTGGTTTACGGGGGCGGTGCATGCGTACTGCGTGCAATTCCCGCCCGCTGTAAACGTGCCGGAAGTGGCAGCGCACTGAGAGGCTCCCGTAGCAGTGCAAGTGGCACCATTGCAGCACCGGCCTGTCTCGCAACATGGACACGCCATTAGATGCGCGGCCTCAAATAAACGAGAAAGTCTGCCTTTTGCACTACTGTTATGTCCAGTTTCTTTGTCTCCTGCTCTTCATCCAGTGACACCTCGTCGTCCTTCAGAGTCCCTTCGCCCGTAGGCTCCTTGACTGCTATTGAACCACTTAAGGACGCGGGCACATCAATGGTGCCCGCCGTTAGCGTGACGGTGGCTCCAGTAGCACTGACCGTAACTGTCGATGTGGTGCTGCCGCTCGTTGGAGTGAACGTGCCGCCATTCACCGTGAGCGAGGCAGATGCGGACCCGGAGGACTTTGTGAGTGTGACGGTGGGCGTGGTGATGGAGACGGCGGTGGCTGTAGAGCCAGTCAGCGAAACAACACCACCGGAAACTGGAGCAGAAAACGCGGCGGTGGCATTTGTCTTGGTGAGCGAGATGGTTGGCGTTGTGATTGACAACGCGCGAGATGTGGAGCCAGACAGGGCGACCGTACCACCTGCGACCGTGAACGTCGGCGTGACGGTTGCGGTGGACTTGTTCAGAGTTACGGATGGGCCAAAGATAGTAAGGCTACGGCTCGTTTCACCGCCCAGCAAAACACTGCCCGCAACACTTCCCTGCGAGCTAATGGTCACCCCGGGCGTGCCCGTGAAGGTCACGTTGTAGGTCTGGTTGGTGGTTGTAAGCACTAACTTGCAGGAGGCGTCCAAGTAACCTCCGGTCGGAATCGGGATGGTGACCGTTCCTGCCAGAGAACCCAGTGAAGCGTCTGCTTTGATGCCCTCTGGCGTTGCGGTAAAAGATCCCGTCGTCGGCACCGAGCACAATCCAGTCACGGATCCCACGTTGACGGTCGGGTATATGTCGTACGTGATTGTGCCGCTGGCCGTTGCGCCAGCGAGTGCCCCAGTGGTTGGGAGCGAGACGGTTCCTGACACAGTGCCACAGGTCGCTGTTGGGTAGGTGTCGTAGGAAATGGTGCCGTCAGCCGTCGCTCCTGACAGCGACCCGCCAGTAGGAAGAGATACCGTGCCAGTGATGGTGCTGCACGTAGCGGTCGGGTACGTGTCGTAGGAAATGTTGCCGCTCGCTGTGGCACCCGATAACGAACCGCCCGTGACGGTCGGAAGGGTTACCGTACCGGAGGCGCTGATGGCACTGATGCTTGCGCTTTCGACAGTCGGAACTTCCACGGTTCCCGTGACCGTAAACTCCTTGTTTCTGTCCGTGGTGCCAACCGTCACCGCTTTGTCGAACACGTAGGCGTTGGTCGCGTGCGGCACACCTACTGTGCCGCTGACAAGCACGCTCTTCAGAATGCGCGTGCGGCCGTTAGTGAAAGGCAGCTGCATCGGAACGAAACCACCGCCGCCAAAAAGGACGGTGGTTATGCCATCGCGCCCGTCGCGCCCGCTCGCGCCATCGCGACCGGCTTGACCAACGTAGGTGTTGTTGATGTAGTCAACATTAAGGTTGGTGGTGTTGAGGTTCTCGGTGGTTGTGTTGTTGATGGTGGTGTTTTCAAACGTGCTGTTGCCTGCGACGTTGAACGTGTCGCCACCGAAGTAGTTGTTGTAGTTGAAGTCTTGGTTGATCGGGAAATTGAACTGGTGACCGTCGTAGTTGTTGGTGTTGTTGGTGTTGTTGTAAGTGTCACCAGCGACATCAATGAACGTGTCTTGGCCAGCGGTAGGCAGCAGATCGCGGTAGTCGGATGTTCTCCACACTCCTGGCCGCGCCAGACCACCAGCGCCTGTGGTGTTTGGGGGCTGGATATTGACCGCACCGCGGTGCGAGAGCGGCTGCTGGCAGTTACCGAGAGCCTGCATCAGCTGCCGCAGCGCGGCCTCTGGGAGAGCGCCGGACAGAGCCTGCGCCAGTTGCGGCATGCTTTGCGTAAACACTACTTCGCACCCTCCACAACGACCGTGTGTATGGAAGGAGTGTTCGCGGACGACGACTGAGTACCGGCAAACGCTACGGCGACATGCCTGTCGGCACCGGCAGAGCGCTCTTCATTGCCGCCGCTGAACATGGCGCGTGCAACACCGCTCGCCTCCCCGAGAGTAGAGCGGGTGCGTTTCATGTTCAAAACGGACTCCGCGCCCGGGACGACTGGGACAAACCCATCCCCCCGATCACTGGCAACGGCATTCGGACGCGGGGTATCGGAGCCGTTGAAGTAGCGAGACAGCGAGAGCGGGGCATCGCCAGTAGTCGGCGTGTACAGTACGCTCACGGCCTGCCTGCTGTCCTCATTCACTAGCTCCATGTTGCCGGAACGGAAGCTGTACGGGATGGCCGTGCCGTTGTCCGAGTAACCAGCCATGCGTACGAAGCCAGACGCGGCGTACGCAACCCCCTGCTGCCCGCCAACTGCATAGGGTGCCGCTGCAGTCAGTGGCACTGCGTACTGCTCGTCCCACCAAGACTTGGTAGTTACCGAGTAGCACAGCGCGCGGGCGGGCGAGGAGTCTGTGGAGTTGCAGTAGAAGAATCGGACAACCTTGGTGGCCAAGTCGGCCCGCACAAAAAACAGCGCGGACTTTGAGAAGTCGATGATGCCGTCACGCCAGTAGTTGTCCACCGGCACGGAGATAGGCTGGTCGCCCTGGCCGTCAAATACGTACATCCCGTAGCTATCCGCAATGAAAGCCACGCCGCCCATCACATCCCAGCAGCGGCTGTTCAGCACGCCGCGGTAGGCCACCAGCATGATGCTGGCATCCAGCACTGGCTGGGCCACGTAGTTCAGCTTGTATAGGTGCCGGGACTGGGCGGCGACTAGAAATGAGCCAAGAGGGATGAGGGCCACCACTGCATCGGAGTCGCCAGCGTTCTCCTGGACAACAAGCTCATTTTCCAAGGGGATGGATTCTGGCTCGTCCACCTCTGAGAAGTAGAGGCTGTTGGGTTTCTCGCCGGTCGTATCCACGGCCAGCCAGCAGCGGTCTTGGAACATGCACGCCACTGAGAAATTCCCGGGAGGCACTCCAAACCGGCGGGCGTTCAGCTGGCCGCTAGGCAGCGTCACAGGCAGCAAGCCGTAGCCATCGCGCTCCGCATCAGACAGCTGCTCGTCAGTGAACGTATCGGTGAACGTGCCAGTAAAATTCCCGGCCGACCGCAGGATCTTCGCCACGCGGAACAGCAGGACGCTTTGGTCGGAGGTGGTGCGCCACAACTCTACGGCAGTGACACGGTCGTCCAGCCCCGCGTGCGCAAGCGTCCAGGTCAAAGAGGACGCACCGTTTTGAACGTCAACCTCAACCAGTTCCGAAATCGAAGAACTGATCGGGCCGCGGAACTTCTCTGGCGTGGAGTCGATGTATCGGATCGCGCACTTATACTTGCCGCGCAGGACGTTGGAGACAGTCGCGGTGGCAGTGGCGTTGTAGTCGCCAAGCGCCACAGTCGGCGGCAAGGCGTAGCTGCCAGCGCCATAGACAGATACCTTCGTTATGCTTCCGCCGGACACCGCCGCAGTGGCCGCGGCTGCAGAGGCTGTATCGTCGGTGGGGTCGGGCTGAAATGAGATGGTGGGCGGCGAGAGAAAGCCGGTCCCGCCGTTGGTGACCGTCACCGCCGCTACCCCGTACTGCATGCCGACAGACAGGACGGCACCCGCACCACCGCCTCCAGTCAGCGAAGCAGTCACAGCGCCAGTCGCTCCCTTGCCGCCAGAGCGAAGGTCTACGGCCGAGATAACGCCAGTGTCCGATACGGTGACGACAGCGTTCGCGCCGGTCAGACCCTGCGCACTGGAGAACACCACCGTGGGAGTGGAGGTATAGCCCGTGCCGCCATTGACCACAGTTACGGCCTGCACAGATCCAGAGACGCCAACAGAGAACGTCGCACCAGCCGCATTGCTGACGCTCAGGGACACGGCTGGAGCAGATGTGTAGCCCGCCCCAGGCTCCGAGATGGTGATGCCGACAACCCTTCCGCCAGCGACATCCGCACGCGCCACTGCAGTGGTGGTTGGGGAGCCGCCAGAGAACGTGACTGTCGGAGCGACCGAGTAGCCGTTGCCGGGGCTGACGACATTGACCGCATCCACATAGCCAGCCATTGATGAACTTGCGATAGCGACTGCCGGTCCCTTGTAGGGCTTCTGCAACCCGATTGGCTGCATGGTGCCTGCGGAGCCATCCCAGCGCAGGCCGCGGCCCATGCCATCGAACACGTACAGATCATTGAAGCGGGAGCGGACAAACGACGCCGGGATGATAGATCCCGCGTAGACGCTCGCGGACGCCAAGGCATTGCCAGAGAGAGTGACCGTGGGGGCGGATGTGTAGCCTGTTCCACCATTGGTGATAACAACAGACTCAACCTGCGTACCGGCCATGTGGGCAAGTCCGACAGCGCCCGTGCCGCCGCCGCCAGAAAAGCTCACTGAAGGTGGAGCGGTGTACCCGGAACCGCCAGTGGTTATTGAGATTGAGACGACTTGGCCGGATCGACGCTGGGCCAGATAGGTCATTAGGCGCTGCCTGTCTTCACGGAGGAGTAGATGCGTCCGGCCGAGTCTTGGTAGACGAGATGCTCTTGTGTGCCGCTCTGGTATCGGAAGGCTGACACAACAGGAGATGCCGTGGAGTCGGCAGAAGTAAACGTGATGGGCGACAGGCCAGCGCGCACAGTGAGCTTCCCCGGCACCAAGCACTGCAGGTTGACTTGCTGTACCGTTGAGCCGGGAGGTATGGAATACGGCGAGGCGTTTGTGACCAGCCCAGCCCATTTGTCGATGACGATCATGGATTACCTCCATCGAAGTTGTCGGCCTGCAGCGGCGTCCTCCACGCCATAGCATCGAAGATCACTCGCTGCGGCTGCTGGAACGGAGTGAGGGCATCAGACTCCATGGCCAGACGCAAGTCCCGCTGGTACATGGCGAAGGCGTTGTCCGGCTTGGTGTTGCGCGTGCGGGCCAGCCAATACGCAGCACAGGACAAGAATCCGTTATTCATCCCAGGCGACATGTCCACTATGTCGGTGACGAGGTACTTCGCCCCCGTTGCCGTAAGGGAGGTGGCCAACGTGCAAGAGGTGGCGCTGGCGACTGATGCGATAACTGCCTCTCCTTGGTAGGGGAGAAGCGATCCATCGCTGCCTGGGAAATCAGTGGCGGTGCCCACTCGCATGACCGAACCAACCATGGCGGCTGTGAAGGCAGTGCCCGTGCCAGTGACGGCCGTGCCAGCGATGGTCACCGTGCCCTGACGCGAGCTAGCCTCATGGCCCGAGATCCGCAGGCGGCGCGGCAGGCGGCGATACGTGAAGTCCAAGTTGGAGTTGGCGACCGGATACCCAACGACCTTAATCGCCCACCCAGTGCCATGCGGATCCTTGATGACCGTCCACGCATGCGGCGGTCCTGCAAGGTTGTTAGCGTTCTCCAGCTTCATCGCTTGGTCGGCCGACACGTAGATGAACCGCGTCCAAGCGACATGGTCGATTGGGGAGTCCAGCGACCGGAAGTCGGACGGCAGGGGGAAGGTGTCTTGGTACAGCGTGGCTGCTGTGGGATTGAGGAAATCGCTGGATGGAGTCAGGATCGGGTCGCACAGCAGTCGGGTGCTGCTGACGCGGGTGGCGATCTTGGCGACCGTGTTGTTGAGTCGCATGCGCGACAGCACCGAGTTGGTCGGGAATGCGTCCCCAGACGACAGGTCGAAGAACCTTGTGTCTTGGCTGTAGGTAACCGAGCCGTACCAGTTGATGGAGAACCGAATCCGGCCGTGAGTCTGGTAGTAGTTCCAGTCACGGATCGTTGAGAGTTCGCTGTAGGCGCGCTGGATGGATGTGCGGATGTCGGTCTGCTCCGCATCCTGCGGGCCACCCGAACTGCTGGTGATGAGATGTTCGACCGCGTCGTAGTAAGTCAGGAGAGTCATACGTCAGGCTCAGGCTCCGGGGGGGCAGCAGCGGACAGCGTTGGAATGGCCCTCCAAGACTGGGCTTTCCTCTATAGGCTAGTGGCCTGCGAGGGCGGCTAGGCGTACACGCGCTGTTGGTGTTTGCCCCCGGAAGTGCGGTCTTGGTACGCCTGGAGCAGTTCTGGCGTTCGGTTCAGAACAGTCTGCCAGCACGGTCACGCCTGCTCGCCCAGGCTGGCTTGGTATGCGGCAACCACTTCCTCAGTATGCGCGGCCGCGCATACGGCCCGGACAAGCGGAGTTTCGGCCGAGTAATCATCACCGGGATTGATGATGTGGCGATGGAAGTTGCTTGCAATCTCCTTGTCACCGTCGCGGACGATGATGGACTCTCGCACTTGGACGGAGCGATACACGCCCACCACTTCCACCCGGTCTACTTCTGAACTTTGCGTAAGTGCCATAGTTACCCTGCCGTGTAAAGAACTGTGAGCCCTATCGTCCAGCTTGGAGTTTTGAAATCGCTAGCCGTGAACCCTTCACCAATCGCCTTGCTTAAAACAGCGCCGGACGATCCCGAATCCGGCCCACCTACCATGGGCGGGGCCGTGGCGGTGGCGAGAAAGGCATTGCTGGAGTGAACGAATCCACCGCCAAAGGTCGAAGTCGCCGCAGTGAACGGCAGCGAAACACCAACAGGCATTCCGTTGCCCGTGAACGCGCTCACGCTGAGCCGAAGATGAGCGGTGACTGTCTTGCCTATTTTGATGTACCGGCCGAGGGCCTCAGTTACGGTCACGGACGAAAAGCCGGTAGTGAACGCCGGAGTCCACGTGCCCTCTTCGTAGTCCGACAGCGTGTTAGCCGCAGCCGTGTCAGCGCCGAACAAGATGCCTGACGAAGCGCGGATAGAACCAGAGACATCCAGCTTGGTTGCGGGCGTGGTCGTCCCGATGCCAACGTGACCAGCGAAATAGTTCTTGGCGGTCGCCGCTGCTTGGAATATGGAGAAATGATTTCCGATGGTGCCTGTGCCGTGCGCGGGCGCGCCAACAAAGATGTCATAGAGTTCTGTCATCGTTCCGGGGCCCAACAGCGGCACCATTTGCAGTCCGATTACCTGTGTCGTTGTGGGGCTTATCGCAGCATTTGTGTTGCCGTGGCCGTATTGAAACTCCATTCCGCGTATAAACCCTAGACTCCCCGCGTCTGTCGAAAACCCGTTGTTGCGGGCACAAGACACAAACATCGCGCGGGAGACGCCGGTATTCGATAGACCGGCAGTGATGTTGTGGGTTACCTGTGCTTGCGATCCAAATACGCTATAGGCCCCATTGCTCGTTGCTGCAGAGACGGTGTTGCACTGCATGCCGAACCCGGTCACGTTCGTCAGCGTGGAGGCCACGGTCAGGCGGACGTTACTCAATGCGTTGTTGCCGATGCCCACATTCCCATTGGCATCGATCTGCAGCCGCTGCACTTCACCAGTGGACAGACCAAGTGTGTCGGCGGCAGAAGAAAACATCCCGGTGTTGGTATCACCCGTAAACGAGTACGCCGGGCTCGCGGCAGACCCACCTGCAGAGACAAACGTCTGCGCCGCGGCGTGCGTAAGAGTGCCAGTGAGTGTTCCGCCGGACGAGGGGACAGCGCCGATGTCCGCGGGGGACAAAGCATCCACGCCGCCGACTGCATGGCTCGCCTTGTGAGTGGTTGGAGTGCGGGCATTGGCAAGCCGCGCATCGCCTGTAAGCACCACGTTAGCCGTCAGGCGAGCATCGGCCAAGGTTCCAGACACCAAGTCTGTGGCACTGGTAGTAGCTGCCGGGATAGTAGGCTTGTTGGAGAGATCGACATAGGAGCCCGTCGCTGCAACAGTGGCCAGCCCCAAGGTTGTTCGACTGGTTGCTGCGTCTGTATCATCCAAGAGACTACGGGCAAATGCTGTGCAGGCTATCTCTTGCACCACACCGGCCCCCGCAGAGGAGCGGCCCAAGAGCCGGTCGGTCGCAGAGACGTTCTGGAGCTTGGCGTATGTGACGGCGCTATTGTCAATCGTCCATGTCGCCCCGGTGCCCGAGACAGTGATGTCACCCTTGTCGCCGTCAGTGACACCGGAGACGGTTACAGCCCCCGCTTGGCCGTTGACGCTGGTCACTGGGCCATACAAAGCTGATTGCGTGGCGAAGTCTGTGATCTGTGAGGCAGTGTGGTTGTGTGTGGTAGGCGCACGGGCATCGGACAGGCGAGAGTCGTTCCCTTGGCAAAAGCTCCCGGCTGCGGTGCCGAATGTGCCAGCAGCCAGAACGCCAGAGGTGGTCGTAATGATTGGCACGCCTGACGTTGTCCCGATAGCCCCAGCGTTGGTCAGGTTGCCGTGCGTATGGGCGGTTGGTGTGCGGGCATTAGTCAGGCGGGAGTCTGTCGTCAGGACTACGTTGGCCGTCAGGCGAGCATCCGCAAGCGTGCCAGATACCAAGTCCGTAGCGCTGGTGGTGGCAGCAGGGATCGCAGGCTTGTTGGTTAGGTCTACGTAGGAGCCGCTCGTCGCAACGGCCGCGAGCCCGGACACTTGGGCGGCTGTGTGGGTGTGCGTGGCAGGGGCGTAGGAACCCGACGCCTGCTTGCCGTCCAGCGTGGTCTGCAGATTCGTCACCTGCGATATGGCCAGAGCCAACGGGTCTGTTCCCCCAGCGGCGTGGGTGCTGCTATGTGCGGTTGGCGTGCGAGCGTTTGTCAGGCGTGAGTCGCCAGTAAGCACTACATTGGTAGAAAGGCGGGCGTCTGCGAGGGTGCCAGAGACGATCTCGCTGGCCCCGTGTGTGTGGGAGCTAGCCGCAAAGCTAGTGCTTGCAGCCGTGGCAGCAGTGCCAAGCCCCAGTGTGGCCCTGCCTGCCGCAGCGTCTACATCATCCAAGATGCTTCTAGCAAAAGCTGTGCAGATAATTTCTTGGACAACACCAGCCCCAGAGGAGGAGCGACCAAGCAGCCTGTCGGTCGCAGACACGTTCTGGACTTGGGCATACGTGACAGCCGAGTTCGCAATCTTCGCCGTGGTGATGCTGCCGTCTACTATCGATACAGTCGTTATGCTCCCATCGCTTGGAGCGGCTGTGAAAGATGACACGCCGCCAGCGACAGTGCGATGGTACAGCCGGCCATCCGCCTGGTTGATGGCGATCTCCCCGTCCTCTAATGACGCAGGGACAGTACCGGAGGTATTACTGCGTTTGAGGCGTGGAGGGGGCATGGAAAACCTGCGAAAGTGGGCCTAAAGACTATTGTCCCCTCTAGATCGTCGCCGCCTCCCGAAAAGCCGCGTCGATGTCGGTTAGCCCCAGAGCCTGGGCAATTGGTGGCAGCATGGGGTGTGACCGCTCTATGTAAGGCGCGTAGTCCCACTCCACCCGCACTGAGTCTCGCTGTAGCTGGTCGGGGATGGCGTCGATGGCCGCATCGACCTGTGCGAGGCTAATGCCCTGACGCAGCAGCCATAGGCGTATCTGGCGAGCGGAGACGCTCGCCGGTACAGAGTCGTCCACGGCCTGCTGGTTCATGCCGACCAAGGTGCCGCTCTCGTCGCGAACCTCCCATGTGTGCATGCCGTCAATCACGCCGATGTATGTGGTCGTCATGAGAACCTCGCGCAAAACAAATTCGTAGTCACGGATATATTCCCCACCCCAAAAGAGGTCGATAGGTCTGTCAGAGATGGCCGCTGTCCATTTGTGCGCGGCGATATAGTTGCAAAGTTAAAGCCCGAGCTATTCAAACCGATGAGGGACGGCATGGTTGTTCCGGTGACTAACACCGCAAACCCATACCGAGTCCCAGCGGTTAGCGTGTAGCTGGACGGCAGGCCACCGCCCGTAGACAGAGATCGCGTATAAACTGTGTTGGCGGCAGTAAAAAGCGTGGTGTCGCTCGCCACTGCGGCCACCAGCGTGGCGTTCGTTTCGTCCCAGGTGTATAGCCCAAGCCTCGCGAGCGTCAGCCCTGCCCCTGCAACGCTGCCGGAGCCTGCCGTGATTTGAGTGATTGTCCGCGTCACTAGTGGCGTGAAAAACGTCAGAACCATACTGCCACTAGTCAAAGTGATAGCTGTGTTTTGGATGTTTCGCGGGATTGTGTCGATGACTGCGGTAGACGAATTCACAGATGCCAGTAAACTGCTCGCCAGCACGGCAGACGCAGGAAGCCTAGATTCATTGAGCGTGCCGGATGTTATCTGGGCGGCGGACAACAATACGGCGTCTGTGCCGTTCGCGGCGTGCGAGCCGCCGTGGCCGATAATGTTGTTCACAAAGTTCCACGCCGTACCGCTCCAGACAAAAGTGCGTCCGTTTTGCACCGATGTCTGGTTGAGCGTTGGAGTTATTGGAAAATTAATAGGCATTGTCGATCACGCCGAGATAAGTGGTAATCATGAAATTCTCCCGTAAAGCACAAAAGTTCCGCTGGAGACGCTTGTCGGTGCCGTTGGCAGATCATTAAGAGAACCTACGACCCCCGCAACCATAGGGGGCAGTCGCATGATTACGCCGGTACTTAACGTGGCGCACTGCCAAGTGCCCGGAGTAGTGCCGACAATCATAAGGCCAGCCGCGTAGCGAGTGCCGCCGACTAGGTTATACGAATTTGGCAGGCCGTCAGAAGCAAAGGTGCGCGAATACAGCGTGTTTGTGATATTGCCAATTGTTGTGTCATTGGCAGTGCGAGCAACCAACGTAACAACAGGCGTAGTGGCAGTGGCACCATCGGTGATCGTTTCTGAAACGGTAAACAAACCAAACCGGCACAGTGAAAGACCAGCCGTAGCGGTGCCTCCAGTGCAGAAAGTCAACGTAGTGGCTGTGAAAGAATAGGGGGCGGTGAAAAAAGCTAAGATTAATCCGGTAGATGCAGCAGCCGCGCTACCGATAACTCCATGCCCGCGTGGTAGCCAATCAATGGATGTATTGGTCGTCTGCATCGCCCATCGCAGGTTCTCATTCCGCGTGACGTTGCCGCTCAACCGCGCATCGGCCAGCGTGCCGTTGCTCAGATCAGAGGCCGAGGTTAAGGAGACGGTGCTGCCAAGCGGGCCTGTCTCCATGTATTGACTGCCAGTCCAGCGATAAGTCTGGCTTGTATCCGTTGCAATGTATATGGCGGCGCTGGAGCCGGTGCCGGGGAAACTGGCGGGCGTGTCATACTCATGTACGATTGTCAGAGGGTCGCTTCCGCCTGCGGCATGGCTCGCGGCGTGGCCAGGGACGTTAGCCACCAAGTTCCATGCGTAGCCGTCCCAAGAGTAGGTACGGCCGTTGACCGCGGCAGTTTGGCCGGACGTTGGCGATGCTGGGAAGGTTATGCTCATGTCACCACTCCACTGCTAGTGTTCGCTGGACAGCCCATCGCATGAACGCCGCCGTAGTGCGTGCCGCCGTCACGCCCGCTGCGAGCGAGAACGTGAGGAGAGCGGCGAGGAAGATGGAGTCCCTCACTAGACGCTCCTACTGAGAGTTGTCTGGAACGCCTGCACGGCGGAATTGACGGCAGTTACTTCCGAGCCAGACAGAGATTCCGACAGGAACACAAATGACTGCTCGCGGTTTGAGTGCAAGTTTGGGCCATCGGTATGGTTCTGTGCGCCTATGTAGAGCGGGCGGTTTGGTAGGTCGGTGGTGATGTCCGACGATGCCCCGGACGCCACTGAATTGCCGTTTCGGTAGACCGTCATCAGCGAAGTGCTTGTCCGCGAGACGACATGGAACCCAGTTACACTACCGACGGTCGACGTGGCAACTGTTACGCGATTCCGCCAGTCGTAGTACGAATTGCCGTCGGTTGATCCAATATGCTGGAGAAATCGGTTGCTCGTTGGGTCGGAGTAAAACTGAGCGCCCATGTCCACCCGATACCCAGTCGAAGATGCTGGGTTTGTGCGCAGATACAGGCCGTATGCGCCTGTGTAGTCGCTAAAAAACGTGGATGGCACGGCGAACGTATTGGCATATGCCGTGCTGCCATCTGGAGTGGCCCCCGTTGCGGAGTGCGTCCAGTTGCCTGAAAACGCCAGTCGATAGGCGGCGTCCAAGTCTCGCGGGTCTTTGAGGTTCCATTTGTGAGTCGATGCCGTGCCGCCGATGAACGGGTAAATCGCGCGCATTTTTGACCAGACGCCCGCAGACTTGAGACCTACAACGAGCGATTGGATAGCAGATATTTGCGTTGCGTCAGTGATTCCTGCGGCGGAAATGAATGCGGCAGCGTCGGGTTCCGGCCACAAAAGAGAAGCCCTCGCCCATGTGTTCGTTGCTGTTGCGATGTAGAAAAACGAGCCGTCATACGCGATACTCCCCGCCGTCCCTGTCGCAGTCGCTGACGCTGGCACGCTTGACCAAGAGAGGCCAGAGCCGCCACCACCAACCGGACCCACTTCAGAGTAGACGCTGCCGTTCCATTGATAGACGCGGCCGGACGCGATGCTCAGGTATAAGGCTGTAGTGGCCCCGGTGCCCGGGAAGTTGGCCGTGGTGGCATAGGTGAATAGCTCAGTGCCACCGCCGCCTCCGGTAGCCAGCTGCGTGACGACCCCCGAGCCGTTGCGATAGAACAGCTTGCCGTCTGCCTCATTGATGGCGATCTGCCCAGAGACGAGCGAAGACGGCACCGCAGAGGCCGTCGTTGATCGGAGGATCCGAACGGTAGCCAACTAGAACGTGCCTCCATCGATGTCCGATGCGGGCGCGAGGTAATCAGTTCCAGCAGACGCTACGGAATACGCGGAGCCATTTCCTTTGAGAAGTCCGTTAACGGCTGCGGTCAGGCCCGTGCCGCCATAGCCAACGGCTACCGCGGTGCCCTGCCAGACACCCGTGGAAAGCGTGCCAACGCTCGTCAGGCTGGAGCTTGTGACTCCCGAGCCGAGCGTGGTGGCCGAGAGGACGGTCGATCCGTTGATCTCATACACCTTGCCAGTCAGCAGGTTGAAGTCTTGGTTGCTTGTCCAGGCGGAAGTGGCGCTGACCCAATTCAGTGTCTTGTCACTGTTCCCCTTGAGCGTAATGCCACCGCCGTCTGATGTGGCGTCTGAAGGAGAGGCGGTATCGCCAAGAACGACGTTGATGTCATCCACGCTGACCGTTGTGCTGTTGATGGTGGTCGTCGTCCCGTTGACGGTCAGATTGCCAGCGACCGTTACGTTGCCAGTGAAGGACGCACCAGCCAAGGCAGCGTAGTTCGTCAGCTGTGACGCCACTGCGGACGACACGCCAGACGACAGCGCAGAGTCCACGTAGCTGGGCGTGGCAAACGCGCCGGATCCACCGATGGCGATAACGCTAGTGGCCAACCCGCCCGCGCCGCCCGTGCCAGTCCCGTAGTAAAGAATGTTCGACTGCTCATTGAATGCCAACTCTGCGTTGGCCAGACTGCTGGGTGCCCCCGCACCTCCCCCGCTCGCCCGTCGCTTGATCCGTAATGTAGCCATTTAAAAATTCCCCCCGTCGAAAAGTTGTGTCTCCGAGTAATTGCGCCACTTGCCGCTAGACCACCGCAGCACATCACCTGTTCTGATGTCTGTCATCTCCACATCGCTAGACGACGGCAACGAGAACCGCAACGCAGACAGCAGATACGGCAAATCGTTCCACCGCGTCACACCGTCCCCGATCTTGATCGCGCCCGAGCCGAACGCTGGGTCTGTGTAGTCGTACGTGTCTGCCGATGGTTCCGTGGTAAGCGGGACATCTCGCTCATAGCCCACCTCGCCCGCAAGAAGGATCGGATTCGCTGCCGACCATTCCGCAGCCGTACCGCGTCGAAGCTGCGAGTATTTGATGTAGCTCATACGCCGCGCCCCTTGGCCCGATAGGCGTGCTTGGCAATCACTTGCTCGCGGAGGTCCGAGTTCTTTGCGGATGGGTTCAGCTTCTTGGCTTTCGCAACTTCCTCTCGCACAATCGTCTCGCTGATAAGCTTCCGCTTGGGATCGGCCACGCCCGGGTCGTAGTTCACCGTTCCGCTCACGGCCAATCGCCGCTTGTGGGCGACTTTGAGGACATCGTCATTGTTGGAAACCCACGCTTCGGGATCGCGCCAGCCTCGCTTGTCAGCCAGCCCTCCCACGTAGTGCTTGCCCGAGATGTTGATCCCGGCGCTCTTGGCTTCCGCGGCCACGTACTTGGCCTGTCGGACGGGCATGTCGTCCAGCTGCTGGTTGTTCATGCGGCCCTCCATGAACGCACGGTCAGTGCCGGACGTTCCCGGGGGTGTCTGAGTGGCGACCATTGCGGCCCACTTCTCACCGTAGGGCAGGGCACGCTTATACGCTGCGATGGCTTCTGCGCCAGCGCGCTTCACTTCAACCGGGATTTCCATTGGGCGGTCCTTCGGGGGGCGGGCCTGGGGGTGGGGGAGGTGGCGGCGGAACCATGTACCGCGACACATCGGTGTTCATCGCCTTGCCCCAGTCCTCTAAGAGCGCGTTGAACAGTTCCGGCTTACCGGCCTGCAACAGACCCTGACTGATCGGCGCGAGGATCTGCATCGCGTTGGTGATGTTCTCAATGCGAGTGGCGACGTTGGGCTTCTTCACAGACCCAGCCTCAACGCGGTACGAATACTCCCGCACAACGGAATCCGGGTCTTCGCCTTGAACGTGCATCTGCCACGCCTGCGCAGCCATGGGGCCAAGCAGAGGAGCAACGTCCTGCGGGCCAATCAACCATCTGGCGAGGAGGGCTTCCTTGCGAGCGACCAGCGACAGAGCGTCTTCCAAAATATTTGCGTAATCGTCCGGCCTGACCGAAATCTGCTCAGCCTTCACCTGCGCTTCTGCAGCTGATCTGAAGGAATTCCTGGTCATGCCATAGATGAGTTCTGTCAAACCAACGCGACGGTCGAACAGCGCGGTGACCTCAGAGATGATCTGGTACATGTCCGAGGTGACGCCCGGCATCTGGAAGACCGAGATCACATCGTTGACCGACCGGCCAATGGCTTCAGAGATCTCTACGATCTTGAACCCGCCCTCATCCTTCTCCAGGATCTTGGCCTTTAGCTCCGGGTCTGCGGACTTGGCTACACCGATCAGCACCTGCGCGCTGGTTGCAATGCGCGTGGCGAGGAACGACATTGCCCAGTTGATGAATCGAAGCTCAC